TATAGTTTAACTGCATGTGAAGTTCAAGCTCTTCTGTGTTTTCAGGTAATTGTGTTTGATCGTTTTCAAATAAACTAATTCCAAAAGCTTGCAAAGCAAAGTTATTGAGCTCTTTCGTTTGCATATCTCTAAGAACAGACTCCATATACGCTGTTCTTTTTTCAATACCATATGGATCTTGTGAAAACGCTTTTATATCAAATGTTCTTTCTGATATACCATTAACAACTATATCTACAAATTTAGGTATAATTGGAACTGGTTGCCAGTCTAAATTCAAATAAGATAAATCACCATTTATAGATAACTCATCTTTATATTTTTGTATAGATTGCTCACCTCTAGCGTAAAGCCTTCTTCTGTGAAATGTATTTTGATTGTTATAGAACCTATTAGTACCTGAGTCTCTTTTAAACCACTCATGTTCTATAGCTTTAGCGACCTTTAAACCATACTCTGGTGTAACTTTTTCTAGATCACTAGCTACTTGACTAGGAAAATAACTTTTTACAACTGACTCAGCCATAATTTTCTATTAATTTTGATCTTATTCCGTTATTTTTATATCTTCCGATATTTAAATTTATTGAAGCCTTTTCAATATTTGCTCTTGGATTATATAAATGTTTATTACACGCCATTATAGCTAAACCCGAGCTAATAGCGGCATCAAACTTCGTTCTTTTGTTTATATCAAACCTAACCCAATCATTTAATGTTTTATTGAAATAAACATTACCATAATTACCATCACCTAAGTGGCCAACATATCTGTCTATATATGTTTCAATAGCCGCTGCGTGTGCTTGTTTTGTGTCTTCGCTTGTATTGGGTATACCACCTATTTCTTTTTCAGCTACCGACAATTTGTTCCAAATTTTATCAGGTCTATTCATTGAGTATCCTCTGTACCCTCTTCTTTTTAAATAATACAACAACCTTGGTTTGTTGTTTTCAGCCAACAAAGGCATACCATAGAATACTAATGCCATAAGAACATCTTCAAAAAACATTTCAGCTGTTTGTGGTCTAGCTAAATACTCTAAGAAAAACGTGTTTGCAGGAGCGTTCTCCATGCTAAACTTTGTTAATCCGTGTAAAGATCCTTTTGATCCTTTTCCATCGGTAGTTCCGGATATATCATAAGAGTCACACCCGAATGCGCCAATGTGTTCATTACCTGCGTATTTAATTCCATTTTTTATAATTTGTTTATTTTGCAGCGCTGGTTCTGGAACCCACGTTATGTTAAATCTTCCATTTGGATTTGGTGTAAAAAATACTCTAGTATCTTTTATTCCATTCTCCCATTGAAAGTTTCCTTTCGTTACAACATTTCCGTAACCAATGCCTTCATTGTAATCTATTTGTTCGTACAGTTTAACTAAGTTAAATATGCTATTTTTTGTTTCATCTCTAAATGCATGCTCTTCTGTCCTAGGAAATTGTCTGTAATATTCATTTAAAGCATCTTGATCATTTTTCAATCCTTCGGCTTCATTCTCCCAGTGCTCTATTACACCTACATCTATATACTCGCCGTATGGACCTTCAACTGGTTCTTCAGGAGACTCAAATACAGGGTGTCCATAAGAATCGATGAATCCTTCGTAGTTCCATTCCATAGGTATGAACAAACTATATAATCCCGAAGCAGTCTGTCCATTGCGGTTTCTTTTTGTGACGTCTGAAGAGTAATATAGTTTTTTAAAATTTTCTCCACCTTTATCTAATGCGTTTGATGTTGAGCCCATCATACACTTTCCAATAACTCTAGATCCTAATCTAAGTGTAGTTTTCGTGACCCTCCAGTTGTTTAATATATTATCCGGTTTTTCCCATTTACCGCTTTCGTCGTGTACTAACAGTTTTAATTTCTCACCATCATAACTGTTGTCCCCTGTGTTTTTCCAGTCAATAGTTGTATCGAGACCCTCTAGTTCTTCTTTATCACCCTTTTGTTGTATAGATTTTCTTGTAAGCTTAGATGCTGGCACTCTATACGCGAGCTCTGTTTTCGGACGGTCCATACCGTCTTGTATCGGTTTAAAGAAAAAAGGATAGTTAACCGATATTGGCACTACTTTGTCTGTAAACATTTTTTTAGCATCCGCACCTGTTTTAGATAATATACCAAATCTACTATCACTTGATATTGTAGCCATGTTAACAGTTTCAGCTGATGCCATAAACGAAAAACCAGATCTACGATTTTTTAAATAACACATACCGTAGCATCTATAGTCAGCTTTACAAGCTTCCCAAAATATAAAAAATAACCTATTTGCTTCCCTAAATTCGGGTGCTCCAACATCTATTTTAGACCATTGAAGGTACATGTAATGAGTTCCGGTTATATACGTGGCTTTGTTTTTATTGTTAAACCAATACCCTTCATCTCTTCTTTTAAACTCTTCGTCTATTTTAGGCTCCCATTTTTCTTTAAAATTATCCGGCAAATCTCTCCAGTCAAATATAGTTTTTATTCTAGAAAGTTCTTTTGGATAATCTTCCTTAGTCCACTTGTTGTTTTTTTTTATCAATGTTTGTT